GGGCGTCCTTCACGGAGTTCGCCAAGACCTTCCAGGTCTGAGACACACCGCCCCGGCGCCCACCAGGCGCCGGGGCCTTCTCCGAAGGAGATCGACATGCAATGCCCGAACTGCGGAGCAGGGGCCACGCAGGGGCCGGGGGGCTCCTGGACGTGTAGCAACCAGTGCGGCTGGTCCAGCGGCACTGCGCCTATGCCCATGCCGCCCGTTCCTGCACACTGAGTACGTGGACGACATGACGACCGAGACCCCGTACTACACCGTGCATTCCTGCACGGGCTGCGGTGCAGAGGTCCACGGCCTCCATGGCCGCTGGACGTGCAAGGCGTGCGACACGTGCTCGCCGTACAGCGAGCCCCCGGAAGGGTGGCAGACCGAGATCCGGCAGGGCGATACGGCGGAGCCGCCGCCCATGCCACGCCGGCGCAGCCGGCGCTGAACTGATCAACCTGGCCCCCGCTTCACGGCGGGGGCTTCTTCATGGGGAGGCCCCGACGGGGGCGTGGTAAAGCACCGGCCGCGCCGGTGCGAGCGGGTTCGAATCCCGCACTCCCACGACGGGGCGGGGAATGGACAGCCATCCATGGCCGTCCGCCCCGTCGCCGATGCAAGACCTGCCACCGTACGGCGCGCTAGGAAAGGGCGCGGGTAGGTGGTCGCCCTGAAGCTCTCCGGTGAGAGCGATCCGACCCCGCCGGCTTGGGCCGGAGATGGCCGCGTTCAACTCGCGGCAGGGCACCAAGGCCGCCCCGGCATGGGCGGCCTTTTTCATACCCGAACGGAGAGGACGGGCCATGACCCCGGAACTGGAGAACGCGCTGCTGGTGCAGCGCCACGAGCTGGAGGACCCGGCGGAGCCGCCGCTGGCGGTCGCCACGGAACAGGGCATCGACTACGCCGCGCGCGTCCAGCGCGGCGCGGCCCTGCTGGACGAGAAGTGGCCCACCTGGATCCAGGACATCGACCTGGACACGCTGGACATCTTCTCCAGCTACCGCTGCGCCACCGCGCAGTACGACCGCCACACGGGCGGGAGGGGCCACTACGTGAGAGGCCAGTACAAGCTGGAGCTGAGCGACCGGGAGTACACCGACCACGGCTTCAACGCGGAGATGGACGACGAGGGCTACGCCCCCCAGGAGGCGTACGAGCCCCTGACCGCCCTGTGGCGGGACCTGATCACCGAGCGCCGCTCCGCGGCCCAGCCGGAGGCGAGCGAGCGATGACGCTCCCCGCAGGCGCTCCCGTGCTCTGCACGGCCCCTGCGGGGCTGCCCATGTACGGCCGGCTGGTCCCGGGCGACTACGCCCGGGGCCTGCTCCTGCTACGCCTCACGGTGGACCACCCGCGCGCCCGCAAGGGCGCTTGTGTGTACGTCCTGGCCAAATACGCCAGGACGTACCGCAGGGGTCGGCACGCCTCCGGCGTGCGGAAGCGCAGCGTTCAGTGGTTGTACACGTGGCGTCACCGCAGGTGACGTAGCTGTCAAGCCTTGGCCAAAAGGTGAGGGTCCCCTGTGGATTGCCGCGCAGATCGCGCATTAAGCTCGATCACGCGCACTTCCACAGGCATAGACCAGGAGATCGCTATGGCCAATCGGGCTACGAACCTGCCGCCGGAGCGCCGTCAGGCGCTGGAGGCGGAGCTGCGGCTACTGGCCGACCTGGAGTCCCGGGCCACGATGGACAAGTACGTCCACGTGTCCCGGGCGTACGACGCCGGAATGACGACGCGAGACCTGGCCCAGGTCTTCGACGTCACCTCCGGCACAGCGAGCCGCTGGAAGGACGCAGGTGAACGAGAACGACAACGCCGCAAGGCCGGCGACTCCGAACAGCTCGATACCCACCCCGGATGAAGCCCGGGACTGGCTCCGCAAGCACCTGGCCCGAGCGCCGGAGCGCTCGGAGCAGTGGTACCGCGAGGTCCTGGACATCTACCGCGCCGGTCGGCGCGAACCCATTGCGGAGCCGGCCGAAGACCGCGTAGCTTAAACACTCATGGAGTTGCGTCAAAGAACAAGCAGGCATATCGCTGATACTCTTTCCCCCTCGCATCACGAGGGGGACGATGTGGCTGTGCCCGTGGGTGTCTACCTGCGCATTTCCGATGACTCGGCCGGTGAGGCCAAGGGCGTGGCGCGCCAGCGCGAGGACTGCACCGCCCTGGCGGCGGTGCGGCGTTGGGAACCGGTCCTCTACGAGGACAACGACGTGAGCGCGTACAAGCGCGGCGTCGTCCGCGAGGACTTCGAGCGGATGCTGGCCGACCTGAAGGCCGGGCAGATCCGCGGGATCGTCGTCTACGACCTGGACCGGCTGGCACGCCAGCCCCGGGACCTCGAGCGGGTCATCGACCTGTACGAGGAGACCCCGGGCCTGATCTTCGCCAGCCTTCAGGGAGACATCAACCTCTCGACGGCCGACGGCCGCACCATGGCCAGGGTCATGGTCGCCTTCGCCAACAAGGCGTCCTCCGACACCGGACGCCGCGTTCAGCGCAAGCAGCTCCAGCTCGCCCACGAGGGCGCGCTGGTGCACGCCGGCCGCGTGCCGTTCGGCTGGCAGGCCGACGGCAGGACCGCCGACCCTGTCGGCAGGACGGAGATCCTGAAGGCGCACGAGCGCCTGCTGGCCGGGGACAAGCTGGTCCGCATCCGCGACGACTGGGCGCAGCGGGACATCGTCCCGCGTGACCCGAAGGGTCAGCGGCACGGCAAGGACAAGGCGGCCCAGGGCCTGGCGCACTCCACAGTGCGCCGCATCCTGACGAACCCGGCGCTGGCCGGGTTCAAGGAGTACCGGGGCGAGATCCTGACGAGCGAGGACGGAGCGCCCGTCAGGGGCGCCTGGGAGCCCGTGTGCTCCCCCGAGCAGCTGGAGGCCGTGCGGGGCGTCCTGGACGCCCGTCAGGCCACGTGGCAGCCCTCTGGGCTGACGTACCTGCTCTCGGGCATCGCCCGATGCGGGAAGTGCACGCTTCCCATGCGCGGGCAGTTCGTCAAGGGCCGCGGCGAGAGCCGCCGGGCCGTCTACGCGTGCGACTCCGGGGCATCCCGCAAGGGATGCGGAGGCGTGAGCCGCGTGGCGGCTCCCATTGACCAGCTGGCGATCCGGCTGGTCCTGGAGGACCAGGCCAGGCAGCAGGTCAAGGCGCAGGCCGAGGCCACGCCGTGGGCCGGCGAGGCCGGTCTGGGCGAGGTCATGGCGGACATCAACGAGCTGACCGAGGCCGTGAAGGCCCGGTCCGTCTCCATGTCCGTGATGCTCGGGCTGATGCCCGACCTGGAACGCCGTAGGGACGCGCTCCTTCGGGAGCGCCGTGCGCACATGGCCGAGCAGGCGCAGTCCACCGTGATCACGGTGGGCTCGCTGGAGGAGTTCGACGCACTGCCGCTGGACCGCCAGCGGGCGCTGGTCCTGAAGTCCCTGGAGGCGGTGGTGATCCACCCCGCCGGCCGGGGCAAGAGGAAGTTCGACCCGGATCTGATCGATCCAGTCTGGCGTGCATAGCACGCACCACTGACACCAAGGCCCGCCCCACCAGGCGGGCCTTTTTGCATGCCCGAAGGAGGAAAGATGACTCGAAGCCGCCTCGGCTTCGCCGTGGCCACGACGGCTGCGTATCTGGCGACGATTCCCACCGCGAACTGGCTCGTCCAGCACTACCCGGCGGTACCCGTCGCTCCTGGCTTGCTCGCCCCTGCGGGCGCGTACATGGTCGGCATCGCTCTGGTGCTGCGAGACGCAGCACGGGAGCTGGCCGGCCGGGGCGCGGTACTCGCGGCCATGGTCGCGGGGGTGGCGCTTTCGTACGCCGTGGCCGGCGCCCAGTTCGCCACCGCCTCCGCCGCGGCATTCGCCCTGTCGGAGACCCTGGACTTCGCGGTGTACGAGGCGCTGCGCAAGCGCGGCTTCACCGCCGCACTCGTTGCCTCCAACATCGTTGGCCTGGCGGCGGACAGCCTGCTGTTTCTCTGGCTGGCGTTCCACTCTCTGGCATACCTGCCGGGGCAGCTGCTGGGCAAGGCTTGGATGACGGCACTTGCCGTACTCCTGATCGCAGCGACGCGCCGACGGCGCGCGGTGGCGTGACGCAGTTCCTCCTGGGGACGCACATGAAGAACTGGCTCTACGATCCCGATCCGCGGTTCGATGGCGTCACGTACTTCATCTCGTACAATCGCCTTGACCAGCGGGTATCCCCATTCCCACGTGCGCGGCGCGACTGCTGCTTCGACAGCGGCGGCTTCACTCACCTGAAGAAGCACGGTCGCTGGACCGTGCCTCCTGCTGACTATCTGGCCAAGGTGCGCCGCTGGCGCGACGAGCTTGGACCAGATCGGGTGATCTGGATAGCTCCCCAGGACTGGATGTGTGAGCCCTGGGTGATCTTCGGCAAGAACCAGCACCTGAAGACCTCACACCGAGACTTCTTCCACGGCACTCGGGCCGCCCGCGGTCTCGCACCCGGCGACCCGGAGCAGGATCTGGATACGGCCGTGCGGATTCACCAGCGCTTCACAGTCGAGAACTACCTGGAGCTGTGCTCCCTGGCTCCTGACCTGCCGATCATTCCTGTCCTACAGGGGTGGGAGCTGCGCCACTACGAAGAGTGCGTAGCTATGTACGCCGCAGCCGGCGTGGATCTGAGTGCGCAACCGATCGTCGGCCTCGGCAGCGTCTGCCGGAGGCAGGCTACGGACGAGATCAAGGAGATCGTCAATCACTTCGCAGCCAAGGGGCTGCGCCTGCACGGGTTCGGGGTCAAGACCTTGGGCCTGGCTTCTTACGCCGCAGGTCTAGTGTCTGCGGATTCTCTGGCTTGGTCGGAGGACGCGCGCCGCTCGAAGAAGGGTGCGATCCCCGGCCATACCCACAAGAACTGTGCGAACTGTCCGGACTGGGCGCTGCGTTGGTATCAGCTACGCCTGGCCGAACTCGCATCCATGCCCGAAGGAGGGACATGAGCAAGGAAGAGCCCGCCTGGAAGGCGGAGCTGGAACAGGGGCTCGCGCGCGCCCTGAGCGGGAGCGGGCTGAACATCGCCGCGCGAGTCACGGCGCGAGACGCGATCCTGCCGCCCGTCTGGGCGGCCATCCGCGCCGCCGAGCAGCGCGGCTTCCAGGCGGGGGTCAACAAGACCGGCGACTCCGTCGGCAAGCTGCGCGAGCAGCTGAAGACGGCTCGGGAGGACGCCCGCCGCGAGGCGGCGGACGAGCTGCATGCAGCCGTGAACCGCTGCTCCCGCCGCGACCCCGTCGCGGCTTGGCGCGTAGTCAGGGACATCGTCAGCAGCATCTACCCGGACATCCCGTGATCCCGCTCTACGGCGGTACCACCGCCCTGTGCTCCAAGTTCTCCAAGAAGGAGCTGGAGGCCACGTTCTTCTTCCCGGCCGCCAGGTACGACATGCCGCCCTCCAAGGCGGCGCAGACGGCCTGGGCCGAGGCCAAGGAAGTTTGCCTGGAATGCCCCTTCATGCAGCGCTGTGCGCTGGAGCGCAGGGGCGAGGAGTTCGGGGTCTGGGGCGGGACGGACCAGTACGAGCGGTACCTGGAGCGGCGCAGGCTCAGCCAGCGCCGGCAGCGCAGTGCCGATGACGTCCAGGCCGCGGAGGCGGCCCGGGTCTACGCGATGCACGCAGGCCATCGTGGCCTGCCCGTGCAGGAGGTCGCCTTTCGCACGGGCCACAGCGTCAAGGCCGTGAACCTCATGATCGAGGCCCACAAGGCGGCCACGGCCGCCCCCGTGGAGCCGGAGGCTCCCGTCTCGGAGTTCCGGCGCAGTGCGCCGGTGTGGCCGGCGGACTGGCCGCCGCAGGGCGACACGTGGGTGTGGGCCGACGGAGCGGCCCGCAGTGGCCACGTCGTGGCCGTCACCGCGGACGGCGCGTACACGCGCGTGAAGTTCCGAGGGGCCCGCAAGGCCCACGTCATCCGCTGGTTCCCAGCGGACCAGGTCCAGATCCGTACGCAGACGACCGTGCCGGTCGCGGAGTTCAAGGGGAGGACGGATGGCGAGGTCGATCGCGGGGCTGAAGCCGCTTGAGCACCTGTCGCATAGCTCCAGGGAGACCCTGGAGCGCTGCGCGAAGTCCTGGTTCCTGAAATACCGGACCCCGGCGCCGAGGCGCCCCGCCCTGTGGTCGGCCGGAGGGTCGGCTGTCCACGAGGTCACGGAGGCGTGGGATCGCCTGGCGATCCACGAGGATCTCCGGGCTTTCGACCTGGTCCGGGTCTGGAACCACGCTTTCGGCGCTCAGATCGAGAAGATCCGCAAGGTCGATCCCAACGAGTGGAACTGGGGCCGATCGGCCTCGGAGCCGATCGAGGTCTGGCGAGTCCAGGGGCTGGAGTTCGTGCGCAGCTACATCGCGTGGCGCAAGCGGTCCCCGTACACGATCTGGACGACCCCCGATGGCCAGCCGGCCATCGAACTGGACGTGTCGGGCATGCTGCCCGGCTGTCCGGTGGAGATCAAGGGCTACGTGGACCGGATCTTCCACGATCCGGTGTTCGACAAGCTCATCGACGTGGACCTCAAGAGCGGCAAGAGGCCGCCGAAGAACGGCAACCAGTTCGGCACCTACGCCGCCTTGGTCGAGGTCAAGTACGGCGTCAAGACCGACCTGGGCGTGCCCTTCCTGACCCGCAAGGCGACCCTGGGTCGCCCGTACGACCTTGCCGAGTTCACGCCGGAGGCGGTCGGCAAGGTCTTCGGTGAGACCTGGGACAAGATCCAGGCCGGGGAGTTCCCGGCCGAGGGCATCGCCAAGAACGACTGCTTTATTTGTGACGTTGCGTCATCGTGCGCGGCCAAGAACGGGCCCCTGGCGGCCCGTTACGACCCGGACCACCCGGACTACTCACATCCCCCTTTCTGATCAAGGAACCTGCATGGCCAGAACCTTCACC